TATAGCCATCACTATCCTTATCCCATACAGTCTTTGCGACTTCTTTCCATGTCAACCCTTGCAAGTGTTTTTTAGCAGGACGCATTACAGCAAGAAACATTGCCAGTCTAGGAATGCTATCAATTGGTTCGGGCATACGTTGCATGATGTTGAACGAGTTATTAAGGTGAATCAATTGCTCTACTGTAACACGATTTTTTAGCATAGTCCAATCAGGATCTTGCATCAACTTGACTAAATGCAACTCATCCCTGACATTTTCATAGACATGGACATTCAATAAATCTAGTTTAAAGTATCCGCGTTCTTCTGCTTCCGTGTAATCTAGCGAACACATATCATTTTCTGGATCGTAAGGAATATCAGTGATATATATACCACTAGGATGTTTACGCATAGGAGTGACATTACGCATTGCCGCAGGCGTATGAGCGATCAACTTTAATAGTTGTTCACGATCACCTACGTCAATGTCAATGTCACTGTCAATTCTCATCGGATGTGAGTCAATCCAGCCTTAATCAGAATCTTGTATGCATCTTGAATAACACGAGCCTGATGAATTGCGTCTTCAACAGCTTTGTGAGTTGTCTTTGTACCATACTTAGGATCCTTAAGGCTTACGCCAGCAAGATCATAAATCGTTCGGCAATCACGAATGTTCCAAAACTGCCATGGGAACTGCATACCAAGATCACGGAATGCACTTTCTGCTACTGCGATATCAAAGATCGAACCGTTAGCCCAAACCTTGTCACAGTTCCAGCAGAATTTGTAAAGCTTTTCCATTGCTTCCCGATAACTAATACGATCACGATCACCCATAGCTTCTTCAATAGCGTCAGGGCTTTGCTGACCCCACCAATCCATTGTAGCATCACTAATCGTGCGATTATAAATTTCTGTTTGTTCTTCCATTGTAGGACGAAGATCAAGAGTTTCAATCATGCCCATACCTTTCGGATCAAACGCAACTGCACCAATCGTTAGAATAACGGTCGACGGCGCAGTGTCAAGCGTTTCCATGTCCAGCATAATGTGGCGGGCCATAAATTATATTACCTTTCTAAATGTAGTTTACAATATACAGGATAAGTTGTCTGTTGTCAAGAAAAAAATGATAAATAAAAGTGTAGTTCGCGGAATGGGGATTCCCAACTACTCTAACGCTTTACAGGAGCATCAGCATGACTATTTACACCAGCAAGAACTACCGCAAAATATACGAGCAACATTACGGTCCTATTCCCAAGGATAGTGACGGTAGAACGTATGAGATACATCATATTGACGGTGATAGAAATAACAACGATCCTAGTAATCTATTATGTATATCAATCCAAGAACATTACGATATTCATTATCAACAAGGTGATTGGGCTGCGTGTCTTGTGATGGCCGGGAGAATGAAAATATCTCCGCAACTAAAGTCAGAATTATCACGCAAAGCACAATTAAACCTCGTAGAGCAAGGTATTCATCCTTCCTCCCGCCGAACATCATCTGACTTTACTCCAGAATGGAGAGCTAACATTTCTGCTGCAAAGAAAGGCAAGCAAACTTGGAACAAAGGGATACTGAGAACTGAGGAAGAAAAAACTAAGATGAGGGAAGGACATTCTAAGCGTGAAAGAATAGAATGTCCTCACTGTAAAAGAACAATAGACAAACCTAACTTTACTAGGTACCACGGAGATAAATGTAATTCTAAGTGTTAGAACTCCAAATGTTGTCTATCTTTTTCACATCTTCCATTATATCACCGTTTAGGTAATTTAGCAAGAGCATAGGGCGAGGTTCGGGAAAATAATTGGGCATACTGCTGTGCAATAGTCTACAGTTATACATCAATACAGAACCTTTGGGCATGTATCTTTGCTCGTGGAAGTCCCAAAAATATTTGTTATATGCCCCGTTATAACACAAGTCAATATCCCAATCAGGTTCATGACTGTTGGGTACAAAGCCTGTTGCACCCATTTCAGGTGTAGTATCTTGTAATGACACAATACACTGTACTCCTAGTAATCTAGGGTCCATATTCCATTGTTTGAACCTGTGCGGCGTGTCTACGTGCGGATTAACTAGATTAGTATTTCCGTTAATCGTAATAATGTCGCTCGTATACCAAACAGCATTGTCAAGTTCTTTATTGATACGAGTGATTAGAAAATCATTGATTAGTTTGACTTCCCACCAATCCATAACCGTTTGGCTCCACCAATAACTAATATCGGTTAGCTTACTAATGTTCTCCCGTTCTTCGTAACGTTTACCTGAACTGGTTGCACGGACCGGATATAACGTATCCAGTTTGCTATTAATGCCATCAATTAGTTCATCAGGTATCACGTTCTCAAAGAACAGATATCCTTCACCCTCAGTTAAATCATTCACATAATTTCCAATGCGTGTATGTCTTTTCATCAAGAATGATATAGCCTGATACCTTGAACCATGGACCGAGATAGCGAGGTTCTTTATAATATTTGTAGCACCATTCTTCTAATTCACTGGTTCCCCTAGCACGATGGTCTGCGTTGCGAATAGGTATACGAATAAATTGCCGTTCTTCCCACGCACCATTAACTGCAACTTGCTTTTTAATCTTCTGTTCTACGGGAACAGCCTCAATAATATCATAGTCAATATAGTCGGATGCTCTTAACCCCATGTTAGTTTGAACCATATATAATCTCTCTCGTATCTAAACTTAAATCGTAAGTAATTTCCCATATACCGATACCTAGTATGTTTTTTATATCCCTGTATATTCTCTTTTACCCATTCAGTTATTTCTGCATAGTTAATTACGGATTCGTTAGGATCATGAAAATGCAGTGCTACTTCATACCAACCAGGATTTGTTTCATCCCATCGCTTAACGTAGTCATAATTATCGTCTGGTCTATTACTCATAACCAACGCAACTTAAACCAATTAGTAGCTTCTTCGTTCTCAAATGTATAAGCGTAAATAACATCTGCATCATAACTAACATCCGACACATCAGTAGCAACCACACTCAAGAAGCTAGCATTGTTGCGACACCATTCTTCTATTTCCTTAGGATTTTCAGGATCAGAAATTAATACCGTGCATGGACCAAACAAAGACATTAGCGATATCTCAATAGAAAAACAGTATACTTGTGTTCATCTATGATTTCAAACGAACGATCTTGCCAGTCAATCAATCGTAGTCCATATTCGGGTTCTGAAATCTGATTGCAATAATCGTTTGAAATACCAATCTGTTGCCAATTATATGACTTAATGATCAGATTGTCAGTCCATGTATCAAACAACTTTTGATCCATATGAAAGTAGCGCATTAGTATCCTCCGGCACTGAGCAATTCTTTTACCTGAGATACGCCGTCGGTATTACGATGAAACTTCAATGCCCACTGTTCAGGATTGATATAATCAAGAACCATTTTTTGCTGCGTAATGTCAAGGTTCTCAAGCAATTCAATACCGCTTTCACTATGATAGAGCATCCAAGGACTGATCTTACCATTAACGATCAAACTGCAAATGCGATTTCTGTTACCATATCGCAGATAATCTTTGCTTTTAATCTTTTCATTCTTAGCATGTTCAATCGTAGTTTCAATACTACGAGCGATAGCATCCAATGGATCTTCCTGCTTAAGATAATCAACCAAGAACTTGTCATAGTTGCTATCACTGCACCAGTTATCAATCTTGACATTGTTCTTCAATAGCCAATCAGCATAACGGTTGACATTAATGCACTTAATGTCAACGCAATAGTGACCAAACTTGACAAAGGCAATGTAGTATGCGCTCTTAGCAAAGTCCTGATAAGTCTTTTGCTTCTTGCTGGCAGTGTTTCTTTTGTAGAACTCAAGCCATGATTGAAAGCCAATACGATTGCCTGGCATGTCGCGGTCTTGCCACCTGCGCTTTGTCTCGCACAGATGGCTCATCATGGTTGTTTCCTTCTGAAAATACCTATTACAGAATTCGCACTGGAACTCTGTCTTAGTTACCGAAGGCTTCTTCGTACTCTTTGATATCTTCGTCTGTAATAAGGTCACTTAACAACTCAATCTCATCAAACTTTAATTCGGGGAACTTATTAGCAAGATACATCTTTTTCTTGTGACTGTCAACAAATACCTCAGTGATTAGGGTAAGATCACTGTCACTTGATTTGGGATATACCTTCTTATAATAGTCCTTAATTTCTTTGTGCTTTGGGCTTTCTTTAAGCTTACTTACACGCTCACGGATATGCGGAATCCATTGATGAAACTGTTTGCCTATACCCGGGCTTGCAGCACACAACATCAACCATTGTAGCTTAGGATGCTTTTGTACGTTCTCATTGAACAGATATCTATTGGCATGATAATCAGTGCTTTGTAGATAGTATGATTGAATGTCCTTACTACCTTTAACTGCACTGATCCAATGAATCATCATGAATGGCACGAACTTCTTTTGCTGTTCGGGAGTTAATCTATCATAGTACGAATAGTCCTTGCGATCAATAGCCGCAAGTGCGTCAAAGAGGTCAAACTCAACCTTCTCAAACTTTTCGTCCGCTGATAGTTTCTCTTTAGCCATTTACGACTTCAACGCTTCCATAGTAAGAATATGTTCAACTGCCTGACCAATAGTTTGATCACCCGTAACGAGTACAAGTTCAGGACCATCATGTTCTTTATAGCGATCTTGCTTGTAATATTCAATGATGTTTCCGCCCTGTGCTGCATAAATGGTGAAACGAATGCTGGACTTGCCGCTGAGGCTGTCACGGGCACGAACCGTTTCTGTAGCATACACTTCTTCTTCCCGTGCGCTTTCCCAAGCTTGACGAACCCAATTATTAAACTTCTTTCTAAACCAACCCATCTTCTTTTCCTTCTCTTTTCTTACCTTGCGTGTCCTAGCAGTGTCAAGTCTAAACACACCAGCACTAGGAGGAATGCCAGCCATTGTTCTATTATACTTTGCCTGCCCTAACGATATGCTACCACTACCGGACATTATGACTTCTTCTTAGTCTTCTTCTTAATGAAAGTTTCAACTTCAATGTCAGGGAATAAAGTGCGAATCACTCCCATAACATCACCTTCCTTCTTTTTCTTTGCACACTTCTTATACGATTCTAGAACACTGGTCATTTGTTTGCTCCTTAATATGCCATTGAATAATCTACGATTTCACAATTTCTACTGACTTCTTTAACAAAATAAATGCATCTAGGCTTTTCTCCATCATCAATAGGTACACATAAAAACTGACCATTTTTTAATCTTGGCGCATACCAAGTAACTTCTGGATAGATATCTAATATCTCAATAGGTAAGAATGAAGGACTGAATGAACTTAATGGATTAAACTGAAACACATTGAATCCCCTGTCATTGAGACTAGTAAGAGGTAGAGCTTCTAAGTCACCGTGTTCTTGTTCACCAATCAACACTTGCCAATCAATTGGCATCTTAATTATTCTATCTGCTACTTTCAATACAAGCGCGGGGCTATTAAATGATTCAAGAAAAATCAAGGGTATGTAATGATAGTCTACGTTTGCCGGAACACTATTATCTAGAATAGCAAAGCGCAAATCATCAATTTCGTCGGGTAGAGTTTCTAGGTTATAGAACTCGTTATCTAATGTTAGTATTCGCATTGTAATATAATATCACGGTTGCTATAGGTTGTCAACATTTTAATAATTTAATTTTTCCAAAGTGAAGGGATAATTAGCCTCTTTGTAATAAGCTTTGCGTTGCGTCAAGTGACGCTTTGCAAACTTACAGGAGCTTGTAATGTCCCAAATCTGTACGAAATCTTTATCTTCTGCTTTACGAATGCCGCGTCCTATTGACTGAATAACGCGGACAAACGATTTACCAGGCTCAATAAGAACCAAATTAAAGATGCGAGGAATATTAATACCGACAGCCGCAACGCCATACGTAGCGACAATAATCTTGTCATCACTTGTCGCAACTTCGTCATATTCTTCCTTTCTTTCAGTGAGACTTGTAGAGCCATTGACAAACACTGCATTAGAACCTAATCTACTTACAATCTCTTTACCGGCATTAACTCTGTCCACGAGAACAAGAGTATTGCCAGTCTCATTAACCTTCTCAATAAGTCCTGCAATAGTATCTAGTCTATTATCATCCTCTAGTAGATGCTTTAATTCACTTTGATAATTAGTAAACTCTACATTATCCTTAAGCTGCACGATGTTCACATGACATTGTGCAAGAACACCCTTCTCTTGCAATTCACTTGCTGACAACTGCCCAATGACAGGACCAAGTGAGACAAGCAATGATACCCGGTCCATTTCAGCCTTAGGAATAGTTCCTGTCAGTCCCCAACGAATCGGAATGTTACTGAACACGCCCGTAAGCATGGTCTTGAGAACATCAGCCTTAGCCATATGGACCTCATCAACTATGACACAAGCAATGTCTTCAAAGAAAAACTCATCAAGATTTTCTTCTCCTGCATCGGCTGTGTTCTTAAACAGATTGTTTAATGATTGCCATGTACAGATTGTATGCGTCTTGCCATAGTCTTTACGATCACCAAAGTAAACGCCTACGTCAAGTCCTAGATTGATGTAGTCTGCTTCTGTCTGTACGACTAGGCTCTTGTTAGGGACGATTACGAGACTGCGGCCATACTTCTCTACACTCTTAGATAGAGCAGCAGTCATAAGTGTCTTACCCGCACCCGTAGCGACTTCCTGCAAGCTCTGAGGATTGGCCAAGAAGTTGTTGATGATTTGAACCTGATAGTCACGAAGCATGATAGGCTGTCCAGCCATTGGATGCTTGTCTGGCCATACCTTATCACTAAAGCTATCTTCACGTATTAGATCAAACTCTAGCTTACCGTGCTGTTCCCTGTTGTCTATCAGTTCAATGTCATAATTCTTATCGTATAGATATGTGATAACATCTTCCAGTAGGTTCAGATAAGTGCTACCTGCAAGACTGAAATAACTGATCTTGCCATTCCAACGGCCCAAACGAACCGAAGGCAAATATCTTGCCCCCGGCTTTTCGTACTCAAACTTCTTCATCAATGCTCTTCGGTCTGACAATTCAAGACCTTCAATTTTCACATTGACTTCATCCTTAATGATGATTTTTGCTTCGTTCATTTTACCTCAATCGGTCGGCTATCTTTAAGCACGACTGTTTTACTTATTTGCCCTGCAAAGGCATTGCGAATATCAATGTTGCTAGTATGCTGCAACAGCATGTTTACGCCCTCAGGAAGTTTACCGAACGCCATTGGACCAAGAGGATTCATGCCATATTTGGAAATAAGCTCGTTGAGAGTATCTTGATTTAACTGTGTACGTAGACCTCTACCGATAATCACATTATTGCAGCCCAAACTTTTCATCCACGAAATTGCCGTTTCTACCTGATCAATTTCCATTTCATAGACACGCTTGCTTGCAAACTCTAATTTAGGATTAGTCGCATAAACACGTTCATCAATATTGATTCCCATTAGTGACAACCTAAACAAGGTCTTTGGATCAACCTGAATAACCATGTCCTTAATCAACTCGCCCAAAACACTATTGATGGCAACAATAATAGGCCTATCATTAACTACATATAATGTAGGATCGTATACCTCAGCATAATAGGTGTTGATATCATCAAGTAGGCTAGACAATTGATCATCAAACCTAACAGTATCAAAATACTTACCAAGTTCAGTATTTGCTATTTTAAGTGCTGTGGTACTAAAAGGAGCACGATACATTTTGGTATCGCGGTTCCATTCAAAATTGTTGTTCTTGACCTGCCTAAATGCACTGATAAACGGCTTGTTGAACGGCACCTTGATAACAATATCATTGTCATACAGAGACACGGTAGCACCGGTATATTCTGGTGTGCTTTCAACTACCATAGTCTTCCATGGCAGTGCCTTCAAGGTGTCCTTATCAAAACCGTTCTTAGTAAGCTGCTTCTTATACT